TACTAACAGTGGATTTTCCACAGGTAAACTAGTGTGTAAGGCGAACGTCTTAATTACCAATGGTCAATGATCGTCGGTTGACGAGTGGTCGGGTTGCCGACCGATGGGTGCGAATTGTGACATAAAATGTCAACCTTACGCTTGTGTAAGTATGTAATTATTACATCTTTACATCTCTATCTTTACATGTCGGCACCTATAGACTTGGCGTCTATCTATACCTTTACATGTTTTTGGGAGATGTATAGATGCGGTACTTACGGTTGCGTAAGTGGCATGTTTAGCCTTTAGAATCAACAAATCTAGGGCGCTGACTCGCAGGGTCTATGTCAGGTAGATGTAAAGATGTAATGGTGTAAAGAAGGGACTATAACATAACAACAATACAACTATACATTAGGTACACCCCTGCGCGCGAGAGGTGAACGACTGCCCTTGACTCTACCCCATCAATCTGGTAGTCTTTCACATCCCACAACAGGAAAAGTGGTGGCGGTTTCAAAAGCGTTTGGTTGTCAGCAACCTTACCCCGCCACTTACTTTGGTAACAAAAACAACACCTCAATAATTGTGTGTTATGTATGACGGTTTGTAAAACCGTCATGCATCTCTAAGTTATTGCGTGTGTTGATGTGAAAATGCCTGTTGCATTGGCTGTTGCATAATTACCAAAGCCCCCGCGTGCCTGTGTGATGGTCGGAATGAATCCAGATTGTTTGGTTATTTTGGTTGTTGATGTCTGCAAAGTGTTGAAAAAGGATGCCTTTTAATAGGTATTTCAGGGGTCGGCAGGCCCCCAACGTTACCAACGTAATGGCGGGGCATGGTCAGAATTTTCAAGATGTTTACGGGCCGACGGTGTCTAAATGAAATTCTCAGACCTAGCACGTCGCAACCTCACAGAAGCCTTTGAGGGTTGCAAACTCAAAGCGTACCGTGACAGTAAAAGCGTGCTCACCATCGGGTATGGTCACACAGCGCACGTGTTTGAGAGTCAAACATGCACACAGCAACAAGCAGACCTGTGGTTAGTGGAAGACATTGGTACTGCTGAGAACGCTGTTAATCGTTTGGTTGGTGTGAAGCTAACGCAGGGTGAGTTTGATGCGTTGGTTGATTTCACGTTCAACGTTGGTGTTGGTAATTTCTCAAACAGCACGCTAATTCACTTGTTGAATGAAGGCAAGTATGCTGACGCGGCCAGCGAGTTTGAGAAGTGGGATTACTGTGGTGGTGTTGTGTTAGCAGGATTACTAAGACGCAGACTTGCGGAAAAGGCGGTGTTCAATGGTTGAGATATTTGCTGCTGTGATTATTGCCAGTGTGCTTGGCGTGGTTGCTGGTGGTGTGGCTGCATTCACCCATCGGTTGTTTATTGCAAAAGAGATTGCTAAGTTGCAAAGCACCAAGCTTGCTGTTGAAAAAGCAGTGTCAGACGAACTACGCAAGCTTCATCACGCTTTATGAACTGGTTAAAAACATACGCACACATTCACCTCTTTTACATCATCTTGTTTGTGGGTGGTGTGGTTTCGTTTCGTGTGTGGCTGCAAGAGCATGATGCGCGAGTTGCAGCAGATAACGTGGCAAAGCAACAGGAAGTATTGGTTGCCGATTTGAAACAACAAATTGAGGCCACGCAAACACAGGCTGCGCAGAAGGTACTGGTGATTAAGCAGGTGGTGCAGAAGGCGCAAACACCCACACAGGTGGCCGCTGCAATCCCATCGTTGACCGACCTTCCGCTGAATGCGCAGCCTGTACCTTCTGATCCGGTGAAACTTGAGGTGGATGCACTCCCCCTGTTGCAACTGGCCGGTGATGACAAGGAAGCGAACATTAACCTTGCAGCGTGTCAGCAAGTGAATGGTTTGAAAGACCAACAGTTAGTTGCTAAGGATACAGAGATTACAGCGTTGAAGAAGAAACCGCGCTTTATAACTCGTATCAAGGGTGTGGCTGAAGCGGTTGGTGTTGGTGTAGCAATTGGTTTGTTGTTGAAGTGATCTTGCTCAAAAGCGCAAGCGGTGAGCGAGAGGTTGTTATGTGGAATTTGATCCTGATGTAACTACTGCTGAGAATTACCCGCGCATCGTAATCCCCATCATTGCCCCGGTTGATTCTGATGAAGGTGCTTATGTTCCGATTACTTCGCGTCACAATGCTGTGGGTGGTTTTCCTTCCTTACGTGTTCATAGGTCTAGGCGCAGCAAGTAATCAACTTGTGCTGATTGCCAACCACGACAAATTCCCTGTGATGGAAAATGGGTGGCGTGCTTCGCAGTATGAAGTGCGTGTTGATGTCATTGATCCAGAGGGTCACTGCCTGATGACCAAAGACACACACCTCAACTTCCTTGCTGACATCTTTGACTTCAAGGATGCGATTTACTCAATTGGTGACTTATCCATAATGTTGGGGGAATGGTTGAACACGTTTTGTATTTTTGTGTGGATTGCGTTAGTTGTTAAATCTATCAACCTGAAGGCGACCGTATGAGTGTGGATAAGGTACAAGCGAAGTATTGGAATGGTTTTCTGACACGCACTGAAGCGCAGAAAGTGTTTGACGAACAGGGGCAGGTGATTACTGCACAGGCCATGGCGATTCAGAAGCTTGATGCTGTCATCAGTTGTTTAGCTGAGAAGTTTGGCGTGACCGCTGAAGACGTTAACAAGTGGATGAAGGAAAAGACTGAAGCCTTTGCTTCGCAGAAGGCCGCGCCAGCTGCTTCCGTATCAGATGCCACCGACAACAGCACCCCATCAGAACCAACACCAAGCAGCATCGTGCTCACCGACTAATCATGAAGGTCAATATAAAGGGCAAGGTGTTTGAAGTTGCTTCTGAACCGGCTGACTATTGGGGTTGGATCACGGAAGGCCGGTATAACCGAGAGTTTGAGGTTTATGACCGGCACCTGAAGCCAGAGCACACGTTTGTTGACTTAGGCGCGTGGGTCGGTGCTCACAGCTTGTATGCAAGCACCATTGCTGGCCGGGTAATTGCTGTAGAGCCTGACCCTGTTGCTTACGCAATTGCTGAAAAGAATTTGAGTGGCTTTGATGTTCACCAGCTTGCCATAAGTGACAAGCAAGGTGATGTGAAGCTTGGCAGCGGTTTTCTTGGTGCCAGTACCACTCGTGTGAATCCAGCAGCCGGGTCAGGAATAGGGCCTTGGGTGGAAGGGCAAACCTGTGAAGTTGCTTGCACCACTCTGCGTGATTTTGTACGTGATCTACCTGACCCCCTCTTTATCAAGATTGATGTTGAAGGCTCTGAAGAAAAAATATTCAGTGACGTTGCACTCTTCGCAGAACGCAAACCCACCGTGTTGGTAGAGTTGCACCCTTGGTGGTGGCAGCACGAAGCGGCTGCAAAACGTTTTGAGGAAGTCAAGGCCCTGTACCACAACCCCATCACTCCTTTTCATAACACGTGGGTGCTCTGTGACTGACCTTTGTGATTTAGCAATAAAGCACAACACCGACAAAGCCGGGTGGTACACACCTGTATATGACCTGTTGCTTAATGGCAGGCGTGAAGATGTCAAGACGATTTTGGAGATTGGTGTTGGAACCAAAGAAGCCATGCAGCATGTGCCTGACTATGAACCGGGGGCAAGCTTACGCATGTGGGGTGATTATTTCCCTAACGCTATTGTTTTTGGTGCAGACATTGTTACAAATAATCTGCCAAATGTATTCCAACTAGACCAAGGCAACGCAGCCCAACTGAAGCGTGCGGGTGAGATACACGGTCCATTTGACTTGGTTGTTGATGACGGATCACATAACTTACACCACCAGATATTGAGCGCACAGACATTGATGCCTTTTCTGCGCAAGGGTGGTTTGTACATCATCGAAGATGTAAACAACTTTGATGAAGTCATGCGTGGTCTTGATATGCCTGCGTTGTGTATATCGTACCCAACCCCATACAAGCATGCAGCGCGTTGCATGGTGATTCGTGGCTAATACAAATATTTCGATGCTTGTGACAAGCTGCAACCGTCACGATTTGTTAAAGGCTACGTTGGAAAGTTTCTATGCGGTGGTTGATATTGAACCGCAAGAGTTGATTATTTTTGAAGACTCGGACGCAGAGCAACCGGAATTTCTGAAAGAGTTTATTTGGAAGCAGCGCGGGTTGAAGTGGATCAGTGGTGGTAAGAGGCGCGGCCAAGCTTTTGCATGTGCGCGACTGATAAACGAAGCAACAAAAGATTTTGTTTTTTGGTGTGAAGACGATTGGTTGTTTCAAAACAGAATCTCACCGTTCATACGTGAGTCAAAAGAGATTCTTGTTAACAACCCACATATAATTCAAGTTTCATTAAGGGGTAATACAGGTTGGCACCCGTTAGCACCAGAAAACGGGCTGTGGATACCAACTCCTTATTGGCAGGGCCGTTGGGGTGGGTGGTCTTGGAATCCGGGTCTTCGTCGCCTCTCGGATTGTCAAGCCATCCTTCCTGACGTGTGCAAGTACATTGGTAAAGATGGCTTGACACACGAAGAAGCACTAAGCAAGAAGTTGCTTGATGAAGGAAGACGAATAGCAGACCTTAACAGACCCATCGTGACTCACCTTGGGAATGGAAGAAGCAGGGCGGTGGAGAAACTGCCCCCTCTGCCTAAAATTTTAATTGCGGTACCAACATGCTTTGCGTTTGATTACGAAACACGTTGGGAACACAAAGGCAATCCTGAGTACGGCAAAGATATGCACGTATCAGGCCCCAACGATCAGACTGAAGCAGTGCGTGAGACTTGGGGAAAAGATGTAAAGGAGTTTGCCAACGTTGACCTTCGTTTCTTTTATGGCAGACCCATTCAAGGTTATCCGCGTGAGCCACTCAGTGATGAAGTTTTCTTAGACTGCCCTGATGCTTACGGCTCACTGCCAAGGAAGACGATCGGCGTTTGTAAGTACGCGGTTGATAACGGTTATGCTTTCGTATTCAAGTGTGACACTGACACTTACGTAAACGTTAAGCAACTGTTGATTGAGATGTTACAGAACAGTTTTGATTATGCGGGTTATCTGCATGGCAGCGTTTGTTCCGGTGGCCCCGGTTACATGTTAAGCAACTATGCGTGCCGGATTGTATCCACTCAGGGAAACAACCCAAAGCATTGGGCTGAAGATGTCCATGTTGCTGAGACTTTACGCAACGCAGGCATACAACCTCTGATGCTACCCGGCCATAGACCGGGGTTTTCTGCTCACTTCTTCTTTGGTGATGGAAAGGCTTTTGACAGAACAAAAATAACTGAAGAAGTAATTACCGCGCACGCAGTCTTTCCAGAACAGATGAGGCGATGGCATGACATTGGAAGAGAAGATTGTAACACTGAGACAGCATGACAACTGGTGGTCATTCACTGACGCGCAACGTAAATGGCTTGTTGCTCTGGCTGAAGGTTTAGACCCACTAGAAGCAACTAACAAGGCTTACCCCGATAACAAAAACCCGGTGGTGCTCACCAAAAGCATGTTGGCTAGGGTTGGTATTCAGTCCGCTCTTGAATCCATCGGAATCAATAAGAACCGACCTAATGTAACCAAGGAAGAGGCCCTTAAGTATCTTTCACGGTTCATGCGTAATGCGGCTGATGGCACCGAGTACGTGAAACTTCTTTCCTTGTACGGGAAGTTGAGCGGTTGGAATGGTGAAGAAGGTGAAGAACCCAGTGGCAATGAACCAACCATAGATGACTTGGTTGCAGCCATGGAAAAGAAGAGGAAGGCAAAATGAGCAATCTAGCTAAAGCAGTAACGGGTCACAAGCCCAAAGGTGCGCACGGTCGCGCTGCTGTTCGTGCTCTTGGTCGCACGAAGACCACAGGCAACTTCAAGAAGATCGAAAAATCAGAAGGGAAGGGTGCAGCCATTGCAGCGTATCAGAACGCTTTGAAGGCCCACAAAAAAGGTTAACAACATGCCAGATATTAAAACAATTTCAGATGGTGGGTCTGATCCAAACACACCAACCATTGAAGAGATGCGCGAATCGCAGCGCAAGGGAAGCACCGGCAATGGTTTTTCTGATAGCTACGCTGAAAAAATGGGTTGGCAAAATCAAGGCACCGGCCTTGGTGAAGGAAAAGACAAAGAGCCATTCCCTGAAGCGGCTGAATACAAGGAATACTAAGTGGCTGATGCCATCCAACAACAAGTTGAGAAGCGGTTAGCTGATCGTGAAAGAGCACGAAATGACCGCATGTTTCTTGCGTGTGAGGTGCTTGGGTACGATTTCACACTAGAAACCCATCAAGAGTTGTTTGATAGTTACCCACCCTTCAAAGAAGTTGATTTTGCTCCTTGGGCAGAGCAATTTACTGACGGTGATGTGCTGATCCTGTGGCCGCGTGGTCACTTTAAGAGCACAGCAGTGGTTGTGTTGGCTATACAGGCCATTCTTTGCAATCCTGACATCAGAATTTTGCTGATGCAGGGAACAATCAAAGTTACTAAGAACCTGTTAGCTGAAATTAGATCACATTTTGATGGAAGTCACTCACGATCTAAGTTGAGTGAGTTGTTTCCTGAGTTTTGCGGCGACAAAAAGGCGTTAAAGGCTTCGTCTGATAAGTTCACAACCCCCGCACGTATCAGAAAGCAGTTGCAGCAAGCAACAGTAACCGTTGCTTCACCAAAAAGTATCAAAACCGGTCAGCATTATGATCTTGGCTTCTTTGATGACTTGGTGAATGACAGCAACTATCGCAACTCTGACTTGCTTGCAAAGGTTGAAGAAGACTTTAACATGGCGCGGCCACTGGTTGACCCCGGTTGTCCTCGTTTTGTTTCCGGCACACGTTACGCCTTCGGTGATTTGTACGAAAACATCATCAGACGCAACCAAGGTGAATGGACAATAAGCGTCAAGACATGTTGGAAGGATGGGGCTGACCGCTTACCCCGTTTCCCACAGTACAAGACGAAAGATGGCCGGTTGGTTGGCCTGACACGTCAGATGTTAGAGCAGATTGAGCGGGAATCACCCGGCATATTTGCTTCGCAGTACCTCAATTACCCCATTGCAGCATCACAACAGGTTTTACCTGAACATGTGTTGCTTAGTGCGGTAATAAGTAGAGATGATGCACCTGCACTATCACCGGCCATACTATTTGTTGATCTTGCTTCAGAAGGGGAAGACCCTGATGATTCGGTATGTATAGCAGGTAAGCAAGATGCTGTTGGTCGCATGTACATGGTTGACGCAGTCGGTGACAAATGGCCGGTGGCTTCATTGGCCGTCGCAGTAATCAACATGATTCTCAAGCACCGACCTTTGAAGGTGATGGTTGAGAAGACGGCATCAGCTTTTTACTTCAAAGCGTATCTTGGAATACTTCTGAAAGATAAAGGTATAAAGATACCCATTGAAGACATAAAGGTTGATAACAAACCTGATGCAAAGAATAAGCGGGTTGAATCACTCGCAGGTCATATCAGAAATAAACGGTTCTTATTCTTTGCAGGTCTTCCGTGTTGGGACAAGTTTGTAGAACAAGCAAAGAAGTTTCCAAAGAATAAACACGGTCATGATGATTGGCCGGATACAGCCGGGTTGATGGCACAAGTACTGTCAACAAAGTACGTTGGTATTGCAGCCCATGTGCCTGTATCAAGACACCCTGTTGTTGATCTTCTTGCACGTGATCCTGTAATGCAGGGTATAGACAACATGGGTCAAGAGTACGGTGTTGTGCACGGTGACTGCGGTTCAGAGTTTGCGTGCTAAGGAAAAGTAATGCCGGGTTTTGAGACATTAAAGACAGCGATAAACGCTGATGCAATGCAGCAGCCCCTAACCCCTGAAGAGGTGAAGTTTGAAGGGGAATGGGCTGATGATGTTGCGGTTGGAATAGTTGTTGCTGACGTTACCAGCGCGATTGCTTATGAACAAGCTAAGTCTTTCACCACTTCTCTTGAAGTAGCTGATGACTTGGTACGTGGTTACGTGCGTGTTCGTCCATGGCCCAACTCTGATAAGCCCCGGTCTGCACTGTCTATGCCTGTGGTGCTTGAGGCCATTGAGAAGATCATGCCGCGCCTGCATCTGTCGTTGTTCGGATCAGGCAAAGACCCGTATTTGGTTGAAGCTGTTGGTAAGACCAAGAAGGAAGCTGCTGAAGCATGGCAGAGTATTTTACGTTGGGCCATTAAAGTAAGCAACTTTAAGGAAGGCTCACGCCTGACCATGAAGAATATTCTTCAGTATGGTTGGGGTGGTGGCACACCCGGTTGGGTGTCAAAAGAAATTGAGAAGGCGAAGTACAAAAAGGAAGGCCAGAAAGTTGTACGCGACGAAGACGCGGAAGCAGAAGTAATTGCACAACCAACCTACGAAGCTTTCAATATTCGTAACGTTGGTTTTGATCCGGCTTGCCCTTCTCATGATCCACGTGGGTGCCGTTTCTGGTACAAGCGAATTGTTGTTAATGGGTATGACCTTGATGACTTCCGCAACGATGATACTTACAAAAACATCCCAACAAGAGATGAACTGGCAACCATACTTGCCTTGAAAGAAGAACCGGGTAAGGATTCGGCCATTGCGCTGAAGCCTAATCAAACCCGAGAACTTCAGGCACAGCAAGACACACTACCCACTTCCAAAGACCCGCTGATGTCGCCTTTGGAGATTATTGAGTATCGCACAGATGACAGAGTTATTGCGGTCTTGCAGCGTACCATCTGCATTCGTAATGAAGTAAACAAAGATGGTCTGTGTGTTGTTGGTTGCGCCTTCATTGACGTGCTTAACAGCATGTTTGGTTTTGGAATCTCCCGCCTGTTGAATGGTGAGCAGAGATTGCAACAGGGTGTGTTGAATACCTATGTTGATTCCTTGGCTTTGGTGCTAAATCCCGCTTTCCAGCAGACCAAAAGCACAAGCGGTAACCAACAACAGAATATAAGCATTGGCCCCGGTAAGATTGTCACCATTGAAGGTGAACTGAAACCACTCATCACTACTGACGTAAGTGAAACAGCAGAACGCGCACTTGAGGCTTCTTCAGCACGTGCGTACCGTCGCATAGGTGCAGAAGGTGCGACTAACGCACCTACTCAAGCCTTGCGTACTGGCAGTGGTGTGCAAGCTTTTCAAACTGACATCACACAAGGACTTCAGTATTTCATGGAGCAGTACGTTGACCTTGTGTTTATTCCGGTGCTCGAAACGTGGTTGGCACAGTGCAAGGATAATTTGCAGCCGGATCAGATTGACCAAATTCTTACTGACGAAACCGGCAAAGCGTTTAATGGAAACCACCTAGACATCTACAACGCTGACGTAAAACTGAGCATTATCAGCGGTGTGAAGTTGACTGTGCGCCAAGCGGCTGCACAAACTGCCCCACTCATCATTCAGTTGCTTCAGAATGCTGCTGTGCAGGATAGCCTTGAGGTGCAGGGTACCAAGTTTGATTACGCAACGTTTGCTGAAGAGTACATGGAATTGCAAGGTTGGGACATTGACCAACTGTTTATTCCAATGACTGCTGATGACCTGAAGCGTGCTCAAGAAAAGAATCAGGCTATGAGTCGCGCAGCCGGTCAGCTTCAGTTACAGCAAGCCAAGCATCAAGACGATCTTGACACG